AGTCCAGTACTTCCCTGCGATCTGACCATGAACATTACCAAAGATATTACCAAAGACAGTACCTTTGACAGTACCTCCGACACTGCCTCCGACGTCACCTACAATATCACCTCCGACACTGCTAAAGACATTACCTCCGACACCACCTTCGACATCGCCACAGACACTACCTAAGATATCACCCCCGATAGTTCCTTTGACATCGCCTTTGACATCACCGTTCACAAAACCTTGAACATTTCCTGTAACATTACCGTGTATACTGCCTAGGACATCACCTAGTACATGGCCTTTAACACTACCATCGACACAACCTAAGATATCACCTTCGACATAACCTACATCACCTATAACACCGCCTCCGACACTGCCTACAATAGTACCACAGACACTGCCTATAACATCACCAACAACATCACCCATGACATGACTTTCAACATTGCCGTTGATATGACCTACATTACCGTTAACACTGCCTAAGACATTACCTTCAACGTCAACTTTGACATCACCTTCGACAGTACCCATAACACTGCCTCCGATACAGCCTTTAACATCTCCTACGACATTACCTACGACATCATTCCAAACACTGCCTCCGATACTGCCTTTAACGTCACCATAGACGTCACCTTCAACATCACCGTAGACACTACCTCCGACGTAACCTTCGACATCACCTTTGACATGACCCCAAACACTACCTTTGACATCACCTTTGACATCACCTTTGACATCCTTGATAAACAAAGTTCCGTCTTTGTACTCACCTAATGTGATAAGCTCTGCTAGTTGGTCCAGTTGCTTTTGAGTTAGATTAGTTTTCATTTCGTTTCTCCTCTTATGTAGCTACCTTCTATTAGAGTGTTACCTGCGTCGATACAAGCTATTTTTAAATCACGTTCATACCTCTGGTTTACATAGTTGCTAAAGCCGGGCAACGTAAACAAAAACAAAGCCAGTGCAAAAAAGAGCATAGCCACAATTAGATTACCTTCCATTGTTATTCTCCTCCTACGCAGCTACCTTCTATTAGGCTTTTACCTGCTTTAATACAAGTTATTTTTAACTCGTGTTCCAGTCGCCGTTCCATGTTCATTTCAAGGTATGCACCCAAGCCGGGTAACAATACAATTAAAACAAAGATAATGAAGAACATAATAGGAAATAGATTACCTTTCATTTCGTTTCTCCTTCTAGTTGTGCAAGCCTTTTGTAGCTATCCTGCCACCAGTCATCATAAGAGGTGATACCATATCGATACTCTCTTTCATCAAAACCTATCTTCTCCGCCGCCTCCAGCTTGGCCTCAAGCATTTCTATCTGTTCATCAACCTCTTCAATGGTTTTAATCAGGCTCTGTATATACTCGTCACAGCCCTCAAGCTCCACATCTTTTGCGCAGTAAGCATGACCAGAGGGTGATCCCGTAAGACCCTCACCGTCTGGGAACGGGCACTGTGTAGCAGCCAGAATAAAGTTCTCCTTCTCCAGTTCTGCAATGCGAGCCTCTGCCGCCAACTGAGCCTGATACGCCTCTGCTGCCTGCCCATCCGCAGCTAGGTAATCTAGAGCCATCTTGCGTAAGCCTGCCTCCAGTTCTTCGATGTGGTCATCTCTGATCTGTATCTCTCGGCGCAGAAAGGCTTGAGTTCCCTGAAATCGGGCCTTGCTCTCTGGCGATAACCCGTCCCACCATTTATCATTCATTACTTATCCCCTTTGAGTTCTGCGACCCTGTTGCGGCGTTCCTGCCACCAGTCGTTGTAGGAACATGATCCCCAGTAATACCCGCATTCATCAAGAGCCATCTCTAACGCCTCCTCCAGCTTGGCCTCAAGATCCTCGATCATGTCTGCCGCTTCATAACACAAAGCATCTGTTTTGAATTCGCTTATGACTCCAGATACACCTGCTGCGGGTGAGGCTACAAAGACCGTACCATCACGCAACCGTTTTACTAATTCGTTCTTTGGCTCGTGTGTCCAACTATACCTTTTGTCAACGTGTGTGCATTCGTCACACAGAGGCTGTCCGCAAGTAAAGCCAGCCACATCCACGTGACACCTCATGTAAGTTAAATACCCGCATCCACTGCACGGCCTTAGACCATCAATCATTACTTATCTCCTTATGTAAAACGGTATTGAGTGCATCACAGTTGGCACTCCGTGTTAGAACTTCGCCGTAAAAGATCTCGTGCTGCGGCGGATCACTTGAAGCTTTAGTCGGATCTAACTCGCCGTTAACTTGCTACTTATCTCCTTGCATCAAAGCATCCCACGACACAGGGAATAGCTTTCGCATCTCCTCATTAATGTTATCTGCAACTACCCTTGTCTCGTATTGTGTGTCACTGGCGCAACGTAAGCGGCACATGTCAGCGAAGGCATCAAGGCTGCCTGACCAGTACCACTCAGTCATGGTGGACTGTGGTAAAACCATACGGGCTTGCTCAGGTGCAATGTCGCTATCAAGCATATCCTGATAAAAGGCTAAGCAGTCTTTGTTGTGTTCGGAAGACCCTAGAAGGGCATCTGACCCAACCACACCATCAGAACCCTGCTTCTTGTCAGCACTACGCCCACGCCATACGTCAGGCACATAGAACTCAGGCTCATCATCAACATACCGCCTAGAAATCTCGTTCCATCTCAAGAACTTATGCTTGACTAGCTGTCGTGCTACAAAGATTGGAGCCTTGACGTGGAAGCTGGCGAAGCAATGACCAAATGGACTGATGTGCTTGTGCTTGGCAAGATACTTGATCAGCTTGGTATCACGGTCTGATAGCTTCTGGTGGCTCTCCTCACCCCAGAAACAGCGCACCCCTGCCTCTACCCACTCCCACTCGCTCTCTTTTCCAAAGCTTACCCGAGCGGCGTTGGCCACCGTGAGGTCACTACCCATGCTATTAATGAAAGTTGCTGCAATCATGCTTGTCATCCTTTTGTGTGTATGTATCGGGGGCATCCGTAATACTTATTATACCAAGTAAATTCATTACGTCTACCCCTAATCGCATCAATACTCTACCTTGTTGCCATTTAGCAACAGTGCTAGTCTGGTATTGGCATACTGTATCTGTAAACCTATGTGACTAAGCTCCTCAGATACCCACGAGGGACGTACACCCCTGCCGTGCTGCTCAATCAAGTCATCATACTGACCCCTGAGACTAGCTATACGTTGCTCTGTTAACTCTATCTCTCCGCATACACTCATGTCTTTTCCTTAGCCAGCCCAGTGACGTAACTTGCGTACACTGTAGGTGTTCTTCTTGCGTTCAAAGTAAACAGACAGCTTGCCCATGTTCAATACACGCATTGCCTTACCCTTCTCGATATTGAAGCCACGGCTTTTTGTCTGACGTTTTCGGACGATACCTTTGACACCCAATACATTGTAACGGAAGCCACGAGTGCCATCATTCAAAGATTTAGTTGCGATACAGTAAAACATTTTATTCTCCTTAGGTTTAGAAAGGACATTGCCCTTTGCCATCCCATGATGGACTTGATGGTGTGGGCTTAGGATTGCATACCTTGATAGGTTTGACAACCCCTAGCCTAGAAATTTCTACCTCTATGTGAGGCGGTAGATCAGACATTATGGATACGCTTCCATGTCACCCATGTTGCGGCTTGCATCTGGTACGCTGTCAAGCCATGCTTTTTACCTGCCCTGCTATAGGCTTGCTGCAATTCCTTACGCATCCGCTTGCCGATACTTGGCACATCTTGCATGGTGCGTCTGTCACCAAACGCAATGCCCCATGCGTGACCGTCAATGACACAAACATCTTGCCCCATGATGCACATGTAGAAGTCAGTGATCTTAGGACCATTGAGGATGAAAGCTACATCATCCACATTATGAGGCATGGATTGTAGGATAGACCATGCCTTGTCCCTCATTGTCTTATAGGTGCTGGGTGCACAGTCCTCTGCATAGCCGCCCTCAACAAAGGTCTTGCACATATAGTGAGCATCGACTAAGTTGCGTTTCCACTTGTTAGTTGGTGACAGTGCAGCCACTACGCCTGCTACAATGTGGACAGGTAGACCATGACATGCCGCCATGTCTTCACATTCCCGCAAGGCATCACGATACCACGTCTTGCCGTGCCTTACCTCGTTGTCCTCAGCTTGCCTATAGACTGCAAGTATATTCTTTACAAAGTTAGTCATTGTCTTCAGTCCTCTTGCATATCTTTTAGTGTCTCATTCAATTGGTCAGTCAAGGTTTGCCAGTCTACCTCATTCCAACTGTCAGTTATAAGGTCTGAAAACAGGCCAGCCCCTAATTGGCTCAAAGCCTCACTTTCCTCAGCGATATACTTTACAGTTTCTTGCAATTCATCCTGTGAGACGTGATATTGATCCATCTCTGCAAAGTATTCAGGCATTGCATCCATATACCAAATGTTCACAAGCCAAGTTTGTTTAGTATTCCAGCCTAGATATTCCATTGTCTTACTCCTTTGGTTGATTGATAAAGGGACACCCGTTGAGGGAGGATTTCAGATGTCCCCATATCAATCAAACACACTAGCCCTAACATCTGACGGGCTGATTCAAGTCACCGTTCTTCCGCCCCGTATCTTGGACGCTGCCCTTAAGCTAGTATATGTGTCGTCTTGTCTTGTTATTCAGTCTGCATATTCTGTCTGCGTAGTCAAGTCTTTTTATTTCCGGTGACCCTCTGGCTTGCTAGGTCTTGCACGGTAACTCATATTGAACCTTTGTCCGTGGACTGATTCGGTGTTTGTTTGCCGATGAATCATTAATGGCATAGGTCAAAACAGATAGCAAGAGAAAAATGCACTATTTATAAATTAATTTATGATGGATGTTTTATACTATATAATAGGAAGAAAAGAATATTGGTTAGGTTACCTAGTTATTCTAATTAAATCAGTGGGTTGATAGTTGTGGTGGGTGTCTTGGTTGTAACACCGCTT